CACCACCCACTTGCCGCAATATATTACCACCAGTTCCAAAAGACCAACGGGAAATTGCTTCACCCGAACTTGTAATAGTTGAGGGATCCTGTGTAATTTCAAGTACACTTTCAATAGAACTGTGTCTGTCACTATTAAATGGTGTAACAACATTCTCACCAGATATCGCTCCACCTTCAAAAAACTCAATCTCTGTTATTTTATTGGCGGATACAGACCACGTCGAATGTGCCCTCTTTTTAGATACAACAGATTGTGGAGTTTTCAAACACCATTCAATTGTTCCGTTGTTTCCCAGAGTGACAAAATCTTGAATATAAAAATGGTGTCCATCATGAATTTCATGATGTGGGTATTCAATGGTTTTTAAAGCACCAGTAAGCTGATCGTCACCGTAAGAACCGTCCCTTGACATAATAACGCTGGGTATTGCGTTAGCAGTCGCATCCAGAACATATTCGCCACTGTCATTCAAAAGAACGGAGCCATGTTTTTCCTTACTAATGTTATTAAACATTATTCAAACTCTTTGCTTTTTGATGTTTTATCATTTTTTGAAGTTTCTTTGCTTTTAGCTGGTTCAGCTTCTACTTTTTCTTGCAAAGATTCCGCATCAAGTGTATAAATAAGCTCAGGATATATATCATCCTCTTCTGCTTTTTTCAATCGCATTTGACCATAATTACCAATACCCATTTTCTTTGCGACAACAGATATGGGTATGCCTACAGTCTCAGATATAGGCCCGTGCTTTACACCAAGCATTCCTTTTGCTCTCGATTCATAATCAATAACTTCAGAGGTAGGAAATGAAAAGTCGATAAGTCGCTCAGGTAACATCTTTACTTTTTTGAATATGGGTTCCTTGTTTTTCCACCCGATTGCTCTCTTGACACTGAACAGTTTATCCATCTTATTTATAGAGGAACGAAGGAAAAATATACTTCCCCAAAAATCGTATCTAAGGAATCTACTGAAATAGGCAATCTCATCTGATATCCTATCAGACATGGGACCACGTGATTCCTTAACCGATGCGAATGTTCCTTTTGAAACACCTGTCATGACATCCTCAGGTTCGTTCAAACCGCTGCCGACCATGTGAAGAATGTCCGTATCTTCTTCCCTTATTTGTGGCAGTTTAGGTGATATTGCTTCGATGGACATCCCAGGAGGCATTATAAGAGAAGATCCTGGTGTCTTCTTTGCCATTGGAGCAGTTTTGCGCTTATCTTCATCCGATAATGACAACCAGAGTTTGAAGTCTCTTGGATTTTCAATTTTGAATGCCCATATATAAGCGCCTGCGGATTTTTTATAATCAATTTCATATTTCTTCAATTGTTCGTAGTGGTTGCACCATTGAATAACAGTTCGAAGGTGTCCTATTGTCCTTCTCACCATATAACCACGATCAAAAGAAACCATGAATCGATAAAACCCATTAAATTTCTTATATATTTGTTTTCTGCTCTTTTTGGCGTATGAAACCTTGTCTTTATATTCAACAGTGTCAGAGATAGAACCGACAAGTTCGGGATATCGAGCAAGGTAAATGGATGGTATTAATTCTTTTGCCCGATATTCCGAATCAGAAACTATATAAAAAAGGGGCATAGATGGTTTATCAGGATGGAAGATAATACCTGTATCGCTATCACCCCCAGAAGATAAAACAGCAGGGTCCGTGAAATCAGCCTCAACGAATCCATCAGGATGAAGGGTGAGAACAATAAAAAGCTCACCTTCAACAAGATATCGACCCACCCATTTGGGCCAAAAGCTGTAGAGCCTATTTCGTGGATCAAGCTCAATTTCTTCTATCGCCTCTTGTATATCCCAGAACTCGCTTGAGACTCCAAAATCCATTCCCGTCATTCTTCCTACTGTGCCTCTGACGGAAGTATTAATTTGCGGATTTTTGCTGAATTTATCCCAACACTCCAACTGCAAAACATCCCTTGTTGCTTTGCTGTCTTCTTTTTTTGCAGTATGGTATGAATGAAAACCATCTGGATCTCTATAGTCGTCGTCATCAGGATCGTATTGCCAGGGAACCGAAAACTGTACTCTGGATAATACCTCATCTGGCATATCCATAATATAGTTTGTCACCTCATCCAGCGACATTGAATTATGAGATGGCAACCCGATCTTGGAATTTTTCCTTGCTGACGGTCTTAGAGGTACCATTTTATTTTATTCCAAAAGATTCTTTTAAATGCATAATGCCGTTCAAAAGAGAATCAAGAGCAAGGACGAACGTTTTAACATCATCCCCTTTGATAGTGATTTCAGAAGGCAACTGGGGTTCAGGTGCAGGCTCGTTAATCTGAGTGAGAACGGCTGCTTCTTGTAAAAGTTGTTCAAGGTATTCTTGTGAATCTGATAAAGTTTTCTCATATTGTATTGTTGCTTCATTAAGAACCCTTTTATATTCATCTAATGCTTTTTGGTAAATGTTTCCAATGACTTTTTCGGATTGTGTGCCCTCTGCCATTTTTCCCTCCGCATAATCCCTAGGATGAAAGCACTATCGTGACTCGGCGGAGGGTTTCGCTTTTGAATCACAATAGATTATTCATCCTAGGGACAGATACAAATTAATAACCTACTTTATATTATCCCTCTTTTGGTGTAGGGACAAATGCTCTCATAGTGGAAATGGCAGCAGCAAGGTCGTCAATGACCTTGGCCAAATCACTTCTCTGAGCAGCAGCGAGACCAAGACCCTCAGGAACAGAAGTCGTATCCATTGATTCAAGAGACTTGGAAAGAGATTTTTCTGCGAGGATCTGCAATCTTTGCTGATGTGCAACCATGTTCTGAGTTGCCATTTCCGCATTCGTCTTGAAATTGGAATTAGCAACAGCTTCAATGATGTCTTGATTTAGTGCCATAAGTTCCCTCCTTTCTCATATTTATGTTGATGTACGAACCCTCCGTCCGAAACCGCATAATAACTAAAATAAATCCTGATACATGGAATCCATCCTCTTTCTTCTATAAGGGAGTAGGAATCCAGGTCGTTTACTTCCTAATAATACAACTTGTATCCACTTGTCAACAAAAAAAATCAATATTGACCCATTAATGCTTTATTTTCTACGAAATGTCCAAAACTCATGGCAGATTTTCGAATTCGGAAGTCAGAAGGTCCTTTATTTTTACCACCATATAATGTCCATCCTACACTAAATATAGAATCATCTTGAATTCCATATTTTTCAGACTTTTCAGGACTTCCGAACCACCCACTTTCTTGTCCAGTGGGTCCTATTCGTGTTTCATGATCAAATCTCCCAAGTTCCTCTCTGAATAAATCTTCTTTCTTGGAACCAGGTGAATTAATTGGAGGGCATTTGAATCTACCTTCTTTTAAAGAATCGTAAAACTCCTTGAACGCTTCTTTTTGTCTCGCATAATTTGGAAATATGGGGATAAATTCAATATCTCTTTCCTCACACCAACCACCCATATCCCATAAACCATAACGTTCACCACACAATACATCTATTCCGTCATATTCATCGTTGCATATCTCAATATTTTCTTTCAATACACTAACGGAATGGTTTTCAATATTGACAAAATGGAGCATTATATAAATGAACTTCAATACTGCGGTTTCCATAGACATGAGGTGGGAATTCGTTCTTGATCCAGGCAATCCTTTGGCGATACAGGTAAATATTGTTCTTGCATTTCCTCTTACCGCCATAGGATCTCCCATATCAGCACCTGCCATAATCAACCAATCCGTTTCAAATTGATTTCCCAGATCAGAAAGTGCGTGCAAAGAGGCGGGTTTTGGAATATTGATACCTGTATGTAATTTGTAAAAATTAGAAACTGGGATCATTCTGTGATCAATACCGGTGATTAAATCTTCTGTTTCTTTCATACCATCATCCCATTTTTTCTCTGTGGCTAGGGATAATCTGGTTATTAATTCATTCTTTTTGTTAATATTTTCAATAACATTTGCATGATCAAGCAAGTTGCCATCAATTCCCATATATCCCATCTCCTCAATCATTTCATCTGAGAATATCTGGATTTGACCTGCTTCCCATGTGTTCAAGAAGTATCTTTCAAATTCACCGAAAGGAAAAGACGCCTTGTAATCGTCAAGTTGTGTCTGGGTCATCATAGGATTCCAATAATCCCGATGATCACCTGTCTTGGAAAACCTGTAACTGAAATACAATCCCTTGGATTTACCTTGCATCCAGTTCTGATACTGCTGGTATAAGACATGCTGTTTACTGCTTACGGTACTATCGATAACACCAATAGCGTTTGGTATGTTTCGTATAGAACCATAAAGCTGAACAAAAAACTTTGGGTTCTTCA